GATTATGATAGTCGATATTCTCCATATTGACCAGAAAAGAACTAAAAGTTCTAGTAAAATTCCAAGAGTTCTTTTCTTAGTTTTTTGAGATTCTTTTATCAAATAGCCAACAGCACTAATTGCTATAAGAATGAAAAGAATAAGTTCGAGTGTAACTGGCATTTTATCTACTCCTAAAAAGTTTGAATATAACGATTATAAGATATTTTTTTGGTGATTGGTAGTAAAAGTTCAACAAAATAATCCTTTTAGAAGAAAGTGAGGTGAATATATGGACAAGATATATGCATTTCAAATCGCAACAACAGTTGGCATATTATCTATGATTCTACTCAATATTATAACCGGTCAGGAAGTAAGGCCATCTTCAATAGTTGTAGCAGCATTTTGTTGTGTAGGAATGTTAAAATTCAATCCGTTATTTAGAGAATTAATCGATAAATATAGAAAGTGAGGTTGAGAGAATGGGAGATAGAGTAAAACTTTTCGGTGAAGACGGAATGTTACAAATGGCGTTACTTGGTAAGAAAGTTATGATTTTTAACACAGAAGGATATTTGAGAGAACGGATCACAACAAAAGAACAGGCTCAAGAGTTAATTGATTTTTTAGAAGAGTGCAAGGAGAGTATGGATTGATTAGGAAAAAACGGCAGAAACGAAAGAAAGCAGTAAAACCGAAGATTAGAAGTAAAGAAGTTATATATGACGGTATAAAATTCGATAGTAAAACAGAATGTGACTATTACAAGTACCTAAAAACAAAGGATGACGTCTTGAAAATAGATGTTCATCCCGGATATGAACTAATTCCAGCCTTCACGATTAAGAGCAGTATAACGAAGTCAGGTAAGTCGAAAAAGGCAGCAATGAAGTTTACACCAGACTTTAAAGTAACGTACTCAGATGGGCGTGTAGAGGTTGTAGATGTGAAGGGAAGTAAGAAGGCTATTAATGAAGGATTCCCGATACGTAAGAAGTTATGGGAGTACTTAAATAAACAAGAGCTAATTGTGGTGATATGGGACAAGAAGTTAGGAATATGGACGAGATCATAAAGGGGTGAGTGTCATAAAAAGATACGAAGGTACACGAGAATATATGTTGTTTCGAAAAGAACCAGGGTTTGGAGATAATCAGTACGTTACGATATTCGATGTATTTAAGTATCAGGAGTTAGTGAATCATTTTAATGATGGTTGGAGAATTCATGATGAGGATAAGAAGAAAGCAGCCATAAGCAAAAGAGTGTCAGCTTAATGGATAACGGAACAATGCGCAATAGTGTGGTGGGGGCTATGTTAATGCGTGATGTTCCCTTATTCAACAAATAGATAGTAAAATTTCACGTACCTGATGTGAATGTAAAAACCAAAATTCGAAATAGGGGGATTCCTTCATGGAGAGACAATTAACTTTATTACCGGCTATCGATGATAAGAAAGTACAAAAGGAAGTAGTAAGCGTATTAAAGGAATACAGAGCGCTTAAGATGCGATTCAGTAATGACGTGGAGCAGGAAGGAATTAGTTTATTCCCTGAGTTACGTGATTCAAGGAATACAAGTAAATGGAAGGTGCAGCAGGTAGAAAAGGCACTTAACAATTTATTAGATGAGGATGAGCGTAAAATCGTTGAGCGTAAGTTCCTGACGAATGAGAGGGTAAAAGATTCAGATGTTTATCATGATCTACTACTCAAGAAGACCTATTTCTATGAGAAGAAGCAGAGTGCGGTTAAATTGATTGCTACAGCACTTGGAATCATCTAAAAACAGCGAACAAAACGCGAACTTTTTGGGGGACTAAATAAAACCATGAAAATTATAAGCTATTCCTATAAACAGTTCTTTGAAAAGAGAATACGTTTTGGGGATAGCGTTCCCATTATAATAACGTTACTCGGTGACGCGGAGGCTAGAGGGGATAAGAGCTTCCCGAAATTATTTATATTTTACTTCTAATTGAGTGTATAAGCGTACCGCCTTTCGTTTGTAGGCTCATAGGTAGTAAAAACACATCTGTCATGTGAATTCTTGATTTCTATGTTAAAACTGGATCTTTTTACAAATTGGGATATTGGCTTGTTAGATTAAATGAATTACATGTTATAAAAGAAGTTTCAATTGATTTATAAGGAGTTGCTCACGACAATTACTAATGTAAGTCAAGGTTCTTCTTTTAAACAACAAAACGAGCAGAGAGCTTCCGCTCTTTGTTTGAGCCAATACAGCTGAACCTTCCCCTCAGTTCTATGTGTTGGTTCAAACAGGGGGACGGAATGAACATATTCCCTCTGGATAAAAATCCTTTATAATTCGATATCGGCTTGCAAAGGCAAAAGCTGAAGTATTGGCCGGCTCTACGGAGTATAAACGAGAAGATTCTTAGTCTTCTCCTAGCCACCGAACGTAAAGCGCGTAGCTAATAAGAGCTAAAACATTACATGATGCGGTGGCTTGGAGAAGGTTGAGAGTACTCAGCCTTGACAGATTAGTCTATAGTCGTTTAAATAAGTTAACTACTATAGAAAGAAGTGAATAGAATGAATGAATTTATCATTGAAGAAGGTTTTAAAAGAGCAATAATGGAATGCAAGCATTGTGGGTGGGAAGCAGACATTATTAAGTCAAAGAATACTGCAATTTTGGAGAATAATCGCCGAATCGCAGTAGAAAAAGTTCAGTACCGATGCCGAATTCCTGAATGCTCTGGAAAATCGGATTATTACTTCAATCGTCAATCGTAATTAAGTATTAAGCATCCATAACGGGTGCTTTTTTCTTTGTTATATAGAAATTACACATTAAAAAATAATGCGGTGGCGGAATAGGTAGACGCTATAAGGTTATCCGGTGTGTAGGGTGAAACCTAACTGAAATTCCTGTAACTTACCGAATCATGACGGTAAAATCGACCAGTAAAGTAGTTACATTACAAGGTGCAAATCCTTGTCCGCATATTAAACTAAATCGAACATTTAAAAGGAAGGGTGATAAGAAATGAGTAAGGATAAGATAGAACAATTAGAAATGTTAGCGAAACCTTTAGTCGACTTGTTAAGAGAACAGTATCATCCACACTGTCAGATTATTATTGATAACGACAGAGTACGGATTGTAGAGGATGTAGTTGGTGTTCCAGTGAAAGAAGATGATTAAACCAATAGCAATTATCGCAGGCGCTGCCGTGATCTGGGTGGCGTCTTGTTTGTTGTTAAGGAAAGATAAGCGAAAGAAGCGAATGGAAAGAGAAATCAGAGAAGAACGATTAAGGTTTGTAAGAAAGAAGTTTGCTGAACATCTCAAGAAGAATGATAAGAGGTGATGGTGGCAATTCGGGAAGGAATGAGTATATGAGCGGATTTGGATGGTCTATTGTATTTTGTGCTTTATGGGAGTCTAGATGGTTCTTGTTAGCGTTTCTCCTACCTACATTCTTAATCGGATTAGGAACAGGGTGGCTAATATGGGGGTAATTATATACGTTGAACTCCTGTACGGATTGCTTTTTGAAGAAGTCTTATTAGTTGAATCTCAGGTAATGAATCGTAAGCCGATGCGAATCAGAGCAAGGACTACTTGTTAGGGAGGAATATAAAAAATGATGACATTTTTAGCTTGGTACACTTTCGTATTTATGATTTATTCAACGCTATTAAATATAGGCGGTAACGAAAATAAAGCTGGCGTTCGAATCGGGACATTAGCACTTTCTCTCCCTATCATTTTATTTGCTGCGTTTTATATCTTTAGTTAACAAAACAAACGAACACAACGAACGAAAATAGAGATAGTTGAATGTCCCGAATGGCTCTACCCTATACGGACACGAAGGAGTGAACGAATTTATCGTACTTCTTAATGTCCTGTTTACATGTACGGAAAATAAATGGTATTATGTACTTAGAATTAATTTCCGAACACGTTAACGGACAAAGGGGAAGATATTATGATAATTGGTTATGCTCGTGTTTCTACACAAGAACAAAATTTAGCGAGGCAATTGAAGCAGCTAAATGATTATGGATGTGATCATGTGTATGAAGAGAAAACAAGCGGAGCAACAACAAACAGAGAAGAACTTCAATTAATGCTTGATAATTTAAAAGAAGGTGACACGATTGTAGTTACCGATTTAACACGTATTAGTCGTAGTACAAAGGATTTATTTGAACTGATTGAAGTTATTAAGAGTAAAGGAGCTTCGATTAAATCAATAAAAGATACTTGGCTTGATACAACAAGTGATAATCCATATAGTACTTTCCTACTTACTGTAATGGCTGGCGTTAATCAGTTGGAAAGGGATTTGCTTAAGATGCGCCAACGAGAAGGTATAGATCTTGCTAAACAACGTGGCGTATATAAGGGAAGACCTAAAAAATACGGTGATAAAAATCCTAAAATGGAGCATGCATTAGAGTTACTTGCTAATCGTGAAGAGAACGGATACACAGTTAAGAAGATATGTGAAGTTACTGGTGTAAGTCGTACAGTTCTTTATGAGAGAGCAAAAGAAAAGGGGATTATGTAGGATGATAAACATACAAGTGCCAGATAATGAATTTAAAGTTGATTTACGGACTGAGGATTATGGTCAATTGTTAGATAAGAGACAAGGTATTTATATGATTTACAATGAGGATGGCGTTCTTATGTACGTAGGGAAGAGTAAGGATGTCAGAAACCGTGTAAAAATGCATATGAACTCAGCTAATAGTAATCCGTTAAAAGGATATAATCATAATTTTCATTATGTGGTAGGATTCTATGAAGAATCATATTTTGATTTATCACTTTATGAAATTTACATCATTAACACATTAAAACCGAAGCTAAATTACGATAATGTTTATACTTATGAGACGGAAAGGTATATAGATAAGTGGAAAAGTGCTACTACTATTAGACAGGAGCATGAAGAGGAATTAGAATTACAAAGAAAAATGGATAATTCAATAATAGATTTCAAACTTTAAAGTAGCGAATCCGCTGCTTTTTTATTTTGTATAGAAAAAAGGAAACCATAAAGGATCCCTTTTACATTACACTGTCTTATAATTCTTATTTTTAATCCTATTCTTAGTATCCATAAATGCGGCGAAGGTCGCTATAGCACCACCTAAATCATAGACTTGGAATTTGTGATCAAAAGTTAATCCTGTTATAAAATTGTAGCTGTATATAAAACAAGTAATACCAAATAACCATAACATAAACTTCAAGTCTTTTAAGCTAAATCTATAATTCTTAATTCTTTCCCACATATGTATCAACTCCTATTGTTATGAGGTTCTGTAGTTTTTCTTTTTGAAATCTCGCATGTTGAGGATAAGGAATAGAAGGAAGATAACAGCTCCGATGCCATTAATCCAGTAGTATGTGCGCCCTGTTGTGAATCCGTTATAGAATTCATAGGCATTCCAAATTACAAGAAGTACTGAGCAGACAGTAGAAATCATTAATGAGCCAAAACTTCTCATGATTTTCACCTCGATTCGAATTTTTAGAACTTATTTATAATTTTACATTTAAATAAAAGGATTTACAATGATAGGGATAAAAAAGAACCCGCTGGAGTTCGGGTCCTTTTCAGAAGTGATGATGTTTTCTCGGCTTGGGAACTGAGAAAATACAAAAATATAATACAACGAGTTTTAGAGAATTTCAAGACTAAATTAGGGATTACCGCGAGGTGGTGAATATGGCTAGGCAACGAAGCCCAGATCGTGACAAAGCATTTGAAATATATAAAACAAGTAAAGGTGAGAAACCACTTATTGATATTGCAGCTGAGTTAAACCTCAAGCCTTCGCAAATCAGAAAGTGGAAATCACAAGATAAATGGGATGAGCAAATGAATGGTAACGTTACTATTGCGAAAAGGAGCGTTACTAATGTTAAAAATCCCAAAACGAAAGAAAAATTAAAAGAGATTTTAGAAGATGAAGAGCTTACCGAAAAGGAAAGGCTCTTTTGTTTGTATTACGTGAAATACTTCAATGGGACACAAGCTGCACTGAAAGCGGGGTACTCCAAAGATGGCGCTCACGTGCAAGCTAGTCGGTTGTTAAGACGCGAACGAGTTTCTTCCTATATAAAAGAACTTAAAGGTGAGTTAATCGAGAATATATTTGTAGAAGCGATGGATGTACTGAAAGAGTACATTAAGATTGCTTTTGCTGATATCACTAACTATGTAACTTTTGGGCAAAGAGAAGTGGAGTTTCAAGATGAGGAGGGAAATCAATTCACTAGAATGATGAACTTCGTTGATTTACACGAGGCCGACATGGTTGATGGCTCCATAATTACTGAGGTGAAGCTAGGGAAAGATGGCGTATCAGTTAAACTCGCTGACAAGATGAAAGCCTTGGATAAATTGGCACAGTACTTCGATTTAGTTCCTGACAACTTCAAACGAAAAATTGAAGAGGAACGTCACAAAATGCAGATGGAAGTACAGAAAGCTCAAGTTGATAAGATTAAAGCTGACACTGCTCGTATTAAGGGTGAAGATGGCGAAGAATACGAAGACGATGGTTTTATGGATGCATTAAAAGGGAAAGTCGAGGAAGCGTGGGATGACTATGACGGCGATTCCGAAGAGTAAGAAAAAGTCTAAATCACAAAACTTTGTTGTTAATGTTTCCAAACGAAAGAAGAAGCCTGCCCCATTTAAATTCAAGCCATTTTCAAAAAAGCAAATTCGAGTATTAACATGGTGGCAGCCTAACAGTCCTGTTAAAGATTATGACGGGATTATTTGTGATGGTTCTATTCGTGCAGGTAAGACTGTATCAATGGCTCTTTCATACGTTATGTGGGCAATGGAAACATTTGAAGGTGAGAACTTCGGTATGTGTGGTAAAACGATTGGTTCACACCGTCGTAACGTTATAACGCCGCTTAAAAAGATGCTAAAGTCTCGCGGATATAAGGTTAAAGATCATCGTAGTGAGAATATGCTTACCATTACTAAAGATGGCGTAACGAATTTCTTTTATATTTTTGGTGGGAAAGATGAAGCGTCGCAGGATCTTATCCAAGGTATTACTTTAGCGGGATGTTTCTTTGACGAAGTTGTGCTTATGGTTCGTTCATTTGTTAACCAAGCAACTGGACGTTGTTCTGTTGAAGGTTCAAAAGTCTGGTTTAACTGTAACCCTGGCGGGCCTTATCATTGGTTTAAAACAGAATGGTTAGATAAGGCGAAAGAAAAGAACTTGCTACACATTCGCTTTACAATGGATGACAACTTATCCTTGTCTGAAAAAGTAAAACAGCGCTATTACAAGATGTATAGTGGAGTCTTCTTCAAACGTTATATTTTAGGGCTTTGGGCAGCTGCTTCTGGACTTATATTTGACATGTTTGATGAAGATAAACATAAAGTTCCTACAATTGAAAGGGAGTACGTTGAATACTTTGTCTCTTGTGACTATGGTACGCAGAATGCCATGGTTTACGGCTTGTGGGGGAAGTGTATCGAAAAAGGTGAAGAAGTATGGTACAAGGTGAAGGAGTACCGTTATAGCGGTAGAGAAACAGAAAAGCAGAAAACAGACCAAGAATACTACGAGGACTTTGAAAAGTTTGTAGGAGATTTGCCAATCCGTGGCACTGTAGTTGATCCATCCGCTGCTTCATTTATAGCTTTATTAGTTAGAAATAAACGAAAAGTATATAAGGCCCGAAATAATGTTAAAGAGGGCATTGGTAATGTCGGTGTTGCGCTAAACACAGGCATTATTTATTTTAACGACTGCTGTAACGAAACATTTAAAGAGTTCGCTTCTTATATATGGGATGAGAAATCAGTAGAACGCGGTGAAGATAAGCCGCTGAAAGAGAATGATCATCATATGGATGAAACAAGATACTTTGTTAATACCGTTATTTATGGATTACGTAAAAAGAAGAAAAGGAAAAGAGGTGAAGCAGCTTAATGACGAAGAAAAGAAAGGTTAGTGCAAAAGTAATTAAGGCGACGGGAACAGGTGCACAAGTACTCTCGCGACAACAAGAGGATGAAGTCGAAAAGAACGCAATAAATGATATTATTCAACCTCCATATGAGATAACGAGATTGCAAGAAATCAAAGAAAATAGCACAATCTTAGGTCAATGTATTGATGCGTATAAACGTAATATCGCTGGTTTCGGACACGAAATGAAGTATAAGGAAGAAGATGCAGAAGAAACAATAGAGATGAAGGCTGAATGGACATTGGTAGATAAAGAAATTATTCCGTTTTTCAGTTTCGAAAAACCTTTTAAGGAAATTCTCGAAACTGTTATTGATGATAAAGAGACAACTGGTAATGGGTACATCGAAGTAATTCGTAATTTAGAAGGGAAACCTACTGAAGTAGTAAACATGTTACCACAGTACATGAGGGTTACACGTAAGGATGATAAACCTCAAGATGTTACTTATATCATTAACGGGAAAGAAGTTAAACGGAAAAAATTATTTAGACGATATGTTCAACAAGTCGGGACAATTGATACTTATTTTAAAGAATACGGTGATCCACGTTTCTTAAATAAAGAAACTGGTGAGTTTTCTGCCGTTTCATTAGGAGAAAAAAATGCTACTGAAGTAATTCATTTGAAGATTGGTAATGGACCATATGGCATTCCGCGATGGGTATCGCATGTTGTTCACATGGTAGGAGCTAGAAAAGCAGAAGAATTAAATCTTCGCTATTTTAAACAGGGTAGACATATCCCGATGGCTATCTTATTGAAAAATGGGATTTTATCAGATGATAGCGAAGCAGCCATAGCTGATTACGTTTCGAATGTTGAGGGTGAGGATAATCAACATAAATATCTTTTGTTACAAGTAGAAAGTGCTGAAGAAGGTGTTGTAGGCGATACACAACCTAATGTTGACATTGAATTGAAATCACTAGCAGATATCCTGCAAAATGATGCCCTGTTCCTTGAGTATGATGAGAAGTCACGTCAAAAGGTACAATCAGCATTCCGTCTCCCTGACGTATATGTTGGTTATATTCGTGACTTTAACAGAGCAACTGCTGAATCTGTTCGTGAAATTACAGAGGAGCAGGTGTTTGAGCCAGAGCGTAACAATTTAGAGTTCATTATCAATAATGTCCTGCTGCTTCCATATGGATTAAAACACGTATATGTGAATCTGCGTAAGTCAGAGATTAGTAATACTGAGGATATGGTTAAAACTATTGAGGTGCTTGCTGATAAGGGTGGATTAACATTCCAAGATGTACGTAATATCGCTGGTAATATGCTAAACAAAGAGTTCTCAGATTACGATATACCAGAAGCAAATGAACCAGTTGCTTTAGTAATCGAAAGGCATCGTAAGGTAGGCGGTTGGCAAAAAGGATTAGGAGAAACGTTGCAGAAGTCAGCTGACAGTAATTCAAATGAGGATTTAGTCAATGTAATGAAAGACTTACGTGATTTATTGGAGTCGATGCAAGATGCAGAAGATTGATAAGTTGCTAGATTCATTAAATGAGTGGATTGAAAAGGCGGATACTGACGATTTCACTGCTGCATTACCTGCTGATCTCGAAGTGTTGGACATGTTACCAGGATACGTTGAGGAATTTGAAAAAGAAATTGCTAAACTGCTTCGGAAGCAGAAGAAATACTTTGTTGATGGAATTAAGAACTATACAAAAAAGGAAGCTGTAGAGAAGGGTATCAAGATAAAGGATATTATCGATTTTGTCACTGGTAGCCTATTTGGGGCAGATACATTCGCAAAAAGTTTAAGCAAAGCAGCGAGGAAATTTCTCGATTACACGATGAAGGATATGACTACTGCTTTTATGAATGCAATCGACCCTGATATTCAGTTTAATATTTTCTCAAAACGCACTACAAAATGGATTAATAGTTGGTCTGATGAATTAGGCAAGTTGATGCAGATTAACTCTCATAAGGCTGTAGAGCGCGTGTTAAATGAGGGATTAGAGAAGGGTAAAGGCATTCGTGAAATAGCAAGAGAACTTGCGAAGCTTCCTGAATTCGACCGTAAAAGAGCGAAGAGGACAGCGCAAACAGAAGTCCTCGCAGCATGCTCTGCTTCACAATTTGAATCATATCGCCAATCTCCTGCTGTTACAGGTAAGAAGTGGCGTCATAGCGGTACAAAGAACAACAAACCTCGTGATAATCACGTGGCGTATGACGGTACAACGGTTCCAGTAGAGGAAGAATTCGAATTACCTGATTCTGGTGAGAGATGTAAGTTTCCGCGTGATAGCTCCTTATCTGCTAAAGAAAGAGTTAACTGCAAATGCGCTATGTCTCCTGCAGTAGATAACAATATATTAGGCCTATCTGAAGAAGAGAAGCAGAAGATTAGGGAAGAAACTTTAAAGGAGTTGAGCAAAAAATGAAAACTTCTAAAATTAAGCTGATTCATATTTGAAAGGAGGTGAATATATGCCAAGAAAACTAAAAAATGTAGATGTTAGCTTTGTTTCAATAGTAGATAAAGCTGCAAACAAAAAGAAATTCTTCTTAACGAAGAGTGAGCAAGAGCCAACATTTGAAAAAGAAGTTAAAATCATCAAAGGTGAAGATGAAGATCAAAAGCTTGTTTATGGGATTGTATACTCTCCTGGTAGCGCGGAAGACACAAGTACACATGATGCGCATGGCGACTTCATGACTGCTGAAGATATTGAAAAATCCGCTCATAATTTCATAGCCAAGTACCGAAACATCGACGCTCAACATGATTTTAACGCAGGAGCAGGTGAAGTGGTAGAAAGCTATGTAGCTCCTGTTGATATGGAAATTAACGGTGAAACAATCACAAAAGGTACATGGGTACTAGTGACAAAAGCCACTGATGAAATATGGAAAGATATTAAAGATGGTAAGATGACTGGTTATTCCCTTGCAGGAGTCGCTGAAACAGAAGTGATTGAGGAAGAAGTAACGAAAACTGAAGAGAAGCAGAAAGAATCCCTTTTTCAATTATTGAAGGGATTTTTTAATGGGCAAAAACAAGCTGAAGTGGTTAAAGAAGAGGAAACGTTCCTTACAGTGGTAGAAAAAGCCGGTAAGAAAATTAGTACTCCAAATATGGCAGATATCGACGCTGCTATTGAGTCATTAACAAATCTAAAAACACGCGTCACACCGTCACAGGAAGGCGCAGGAAGTGAGGAAAGCAATATGGAGTTTAACCAAGAACAATTTGAAAAGACATTAACTTCAGCAGTGGAGAAGGCTGTTGGTCCAATTAAGGAAGAATTAGCTTCTGTCAAAAAACATCTTAATCTTGATGAGGAAAAAACAGAAGAGGATATTAAAGTAGAAAAAGCTGTAGAAGCTGCTACTGCTCTATTACGTGAAGAAATTGAAGCGTTAAAGAAATCTCAGGGTATTAGCAATCAACAAGATACTGATGTTGTTGAGAAAACAGAAGTCAAAAAATCTGTATGGAATGGCTTACTGTAAGCCTGAAGGAGGAAAACATATATGACACTTAATAACAAAACAATTATTGAAAAAGCTGACGTAACTCTTGCCACATTAGCTAGTGGTGGTTTAATGAACCCTGAGCAAGCTGATACATTCTTACGTATGGTGCAAAGTGCTCCTACGATTTTAAAGGATTCTCGATTTGTTCAAATGGCTTCAGACACACGTAAAATTGAAAAAATCGGTTTTGGTTCTCGTATTTTACGTCCAGGTGTAGAAGGAACACCATTAAAAGATTCTGATCGTTCTGCTCCAACGACTAGCACAGTCACGTTAAATGCAAAAGAAGTAATTGCGGAAGTGCACATTACTTATGACACATTAGAAAATAATATTGAGGGTAATAATCTTCAAAACACTATTATGCAAATGATTGCAGAGCGCGCGGCGTTAGATATTGAAGAATTAATTATTAATGGTGACAAATCTTCTGCTGATACGTATTTAACATTACTAGATGGATTACGTAAACAAGCGACTTCCCATGTAATTGATCATGCCGCTGGTGCATTCTCTAAAGATGTATTTAAGAAAGCTTATAAAGCTGTACCAGCGAAATATCTTCGCAATCCTAAAGATTGGAAGTTTTACGCTTCACATGGATTAGAAGTTGAATGGAAAGACCAAGTTGCAGCACGACAAACAAACCTTGGTGACTTCTCACTTCAAGGCGGTTTAGCTTCAGCATATGGTGTTCCTGTAGATGGAATTGCGATGTTGCAACCATACACTGATGAAACAAATACTGTATCTGACATTCTATTAACTCATCCTAAA